ATAAAGCTGCACAATACGATAAATTAATGGCAGGTAAAGCTGGCGTTAAAAAGAAAGTAGCTAATGCTCCCAAGATGATTAAAGGTGGAGCAAAGGTAAAGCAGAATGTAACTGATAAACAAAAGAAATTACAACAGAGGCTAATGAAATCTGGTGATGCCAGAGATGCAGCTTCTATATTTGAAAACTTAATGTAAGGAGAAATAACAATGGCAGTATTCGCAGCATATACACCTGCGATTGGGATGCGTGAGGATTTATCTAACACCATCTACAATATCGCACCAACGGAAACACCAGTAGTTTCATCTATTGGTAAAACAAAAGCAACAGCAACACTTCATGAATGGCAGACTGACACACTAGGTGCAGCAGCTAACACAGCATTAATTGAAGGAGCAGATGCGGCAGCATTTACAGCAGTACCTACAGTTAGAGCTACTAACAGAACTCAAATTATGGGTAAAACAGTAAATATTACTGGTACGCTTGACGCAGTTGATAAAGCAGGTCGTAAGACTGAAACAGCTTATCAATTAGCCAAAGCAGGACAAGAGTTAAAAAGAGATATAGAGAAATCTATTCTTGGTAATGTAGCTCCTGTAACTGGTAGCTCATCAGTAGCACCAAAATTGGCTTCTATCCAAACTTGGATTAGAACCAATTGGTCTTCAGTAAGTACAGGTACATCAGGAGCAGCTCCAGCAGCACCAGCAGCACCTCCAGGTTCAGCAATTAGAACTGCAGGTTCAACTGGTACTACAGCAGCGTTTACAGAAGCATCTCTTAAAATTGCTGTTAAGAAAGTATTTGAAGCAGGGGGTAATCCAACTATGTTGGTTGTACCACCTTATCAAAAACAAGTAGTATCAGCTTTTGCAGGTATTGCAGCACAGCGTTATGCAGCACCATCTAATAAGCAAACTACTATTATTGGTGGAGCAGATGTTTATTTATCAGACTTTGGCGTTATGTCAGTAGTACCTGATAGATTTATGACACCTGACTATGCACCAAATGGGGAACAGGCTTTAGTGCTTGACCCTACAATGTTATCTTTAGCAACTTTAAGACCATTCCAGTCTAATATGTTAGCTAAAAATGGTGATGCTGAAAAACACCAAATGCTTACAGAGCTTACTCTGCAAGTAAATAATGAAGCAGCACATGGTATCGTTGCTGATTTATTAGCTACTTAATCTAATTTAATTTAGATATTGATATAGCCCACTTCGGTGGGCTTATCTTTTTAGGATAATTATGAACAAAAAACCAATATCATACCGACATCAAAAAAGACATAATGTTGGAGATGGTAAGTATGTAATAGAAACAATACAAGATGTATCAGATATTGTAGAACAGAACAAACAAGAATTTAATAATGCCTCAACAACTTGGGGTGATGGAGATGTATTTGGTAATAAAATAGCTGCTCTACCCAATACAGTATGGGATAAATTAACCCAAGATGGTATTTGTCGTGGACATCATATACTAGATATGAAAAGATTTAAAGCTTTCTTAAACCACCCAGACAACAGATTTTTTAGAACAAAACCAGGAAGAATATAAATGGCATTTTTTACAGACTATACAACGCTACAGGCTACCATAGCAAATTATTTAGCTAGAGATGATTTGACAGCTACTATCCCTGAATTTATTAGATTAGCAGAAGATAGATTGGCTAGAGATTTGCGAATTAGACCAATGCTTAAAATAGTTACTACAACTACAACTTCCGCAGATGGCACAGTAGAAATACCAGCAGACTTTTTAGCAATGAAAGATTTGCATATATCTTCTACTGACCCAATTCAAACAGTTACTTTTCAATCTCCAAGTAACTTTTTTAGAAACACAAGAGCAACAGCATCTGGACTACCTGTATTTTATACAGCATTAGGACAAGAGTTTAGATTTGCTCCAATACCAGACACAGCTTATACATTGCAAATGCTTTATTATTACAAGCCTACATATATGAGTTCAACAGTTTCATCAAACCTTTGGTTAGCAAACACACCTGATTTACTGCTTTATGCAGCACTTGGTGAAGCAGAGCCATTCTTGATGAATGATGAGAGATTAGCAACTTGGTCAGCAATGTATGACAGAGGTGTTAATGCTTTAACTAAATCAGATGATGAGGGGGAATTTCCTGCTCATCCAATGTCTATAACCACAACTACGAGGTAAATTATTATGGCAGATATGTCAGACTTCCTAGAAGTCACACTTTTAAATTTAAGTCTTAACGGAACACCATCATGGGCAGGTATGAATAACCCTTACATTTCTTTACACACAGCAAACCCTACAGATGCTGGAACAGGAACAGAAGTGTCTGGTGGTTCTTACGCTAGAACTGCATCTTCTTTTGCAGTTGCTTCTGGTACATCAGGTTCTGTAGCTTCAGACGCAGACGCAACCTTTCCAACTGCAACAGCAGGATGGGGAACAGTAGGTTGGATTGGTCTTTGGGATGCAGCTTCAAGTGGCAATATGTTATACCATACAGCACTAGATGCAACCAAAACTATTGACTCTGGTGATGTATTTAAAATCACAACAGGCAATTTAACAGTAACATTAGCATAGAGGATTAATCATGGCACTTGTATTTAAAGATAGAGTCAAAGAAACAACTACCACGACTGGTACAATTACAGTTGTATTAGCAGGAGCAGAAGCTGGCTTTCAAGCATTTTCTGTTATTGGTAATGCAAACACTACTTATTACTCTATTGTTAGTGGTGATAACTGGGAAGTAGGTTTAGGCACTTATACTTTATCAGGCACAACTTTATCCAGAGATACAGTCCTAGAGTCTAGTAACTCTGGTTCAAAAATTACTTTAGCAGGGACAAGTGATGTATTTTGTACTTATCCTGCTGAAAAAGCAGTTACTTTAAATGGAACTGTTATTAATGATGCTGATGTAGTGGCTACAGCAAATATTGTAGATGATAATGTAACTACTGACAAACTTGCTAACTCAATCAATACAGAAATAACTGCTAACACAGCGAAAGTAACCAATGCTACACATACAGGTGATGTAACAGGAGCAACATCTCTAACCATCGCAAATGATGCAGTAATCACTGCTAAAATATTAGACGCTAATGTAACAGATGGAAAAATAGCTGGTATGTCATCTTCTAAACTTACTGGTGCATTACCAGCAATAGATGGTTCTGCTTTAACTAACTTACCCGCTGACTCAACTAAACTACCATTAGCTGGAGGAACTCTTACAGGAAATGTTACTTTAGAGGCAATTACTGAAACCAAGACAACCAAATCTATATCGTTTACACCTAATTTAAGTGATGATGGTACATTATATTCTTGCTCTGGAACAATGACAATTACAATGCCAGCAGCTACTTCAGGTAAATCATTTACTATCGTTCACGCAACTGCTACAAGTATTACTTGGTCAGGTACTATTAAATGGAATGGTGGTTCAGCTCCAACTCTAGGTTCAGGTATTGATATTTATGTATTCGTATCAGATGGTACTAATTGGTATGCTAATCAAGCAGGAACAGGATACGCTTAATGTTTACTAGCTTTAGAATGTTACAAGGCACATCATCAGCACAACCTTATGATATAGAATATCTTGTAGTTGCTGGTGGCGGCGGTGGTAATTCATATAGTGGTGCTTCTGTTGATTATTATCAAGGTGGCGGTGGTGGCGGCGGAGTGCTTCAGGCTACATATTCTGAAGTTGCTTTAGAGACAGTTTTAACAATATCTGCTATTGGTGGAGGCGGAGCAAACAATACTAATGGCACTAATTCTGTATTATCTGGTTCTGGTCTTGCAACTATTACTTCCACAGCAGGTGGTGGTGGTGGACTTCCTGATAGTGCTGGAGCTGCTGGAGGTTCTGGTGGTGGAGGTGGTGGTGATAATACTGATGGTGCAGGTGGTGCAGGTACAGCAGGACAAGGTAATGCAGGTGGTAATGGTCAAGGTGGTTCAGGATATGGCGGTGGCGGTGGTGGTGGTAAAGTAGGTGCTGGGACTAATTCTTCAGGTGGTACAGGAGGTACTGGTGGAGCGGGTTCACAAATTAGTGTTATAGGTAATAATCTTTATTATTCAGCTGGTGCTGGTGGTGGTAAAGGATATTATGGTACTGGATTAGTTGGTGCAAATGGTACAGGATGGGCAGCTACAGCAAATACAGGAAATGGCGGAGGTTCTAATGGAACATCTACTAATCTTGGACAAAGTGGAATTGTAGTGCTTAAAGTTCCAACAGCTAGTTATTCAGGAACAACTACAGGTTCTCCAGCAGTAAGTACATCAGGTATCTATACTATAATGAGATTTACAGGTACAGGTTCATACACTAGTTAATACGGAAAAAATATGGCACATTTTGCAAAAATAGAAAACGGAATAGTAGAACAAGTTATAGTAGTTAATAATGAAGTTATTTTAGATGATAACAATGTAGAACAAGAATTATTAGGATTATCTTTTATACAGACCCTCAATAATGATACTGATTCAGTATGGGTACAGACTTCATACAACAATAACTTTAGAAAGAATTATGCTGGAGTTGGATATACTTATGATGAAACAAGGGATGCTTTTTATGCACCTCAACCTTATCCATCATGGACTTTAAATGAAGATACTTGTCAATGGGAAGCACCTACACCTTATCCAGATGATGGAGAAATGTATACTTGGAATGAAGAAACTTTAAGTTGGGAAAGTGAATAATGACACTTACTGATAATGCAGTTATTAAAATAAAAGATTTAATAGCTGAAGAAAATAACCCTAATATTAATTTAAGAGTTTATGTTGAAGGTGGTGGATGCTCTGGTATGCAATATGGTTTTACATTTGATGAAAAGATAAATGAAGATGATACAAAAGTTGAGAAAGATAATTGTACAATATTAGTAGACCCAATGAGTTTACAGTATTTACAAGAAGCAGAAATAGATTATAAAGAGTCATTACAAGGCTCTCAATTTCAAATACATAACCCTAGTGCTAAAGCATCTTGTGGTTGTGGAAGTAGTTTCGCAGTCTAATGTCTTATAGTCAAAAAGTATTAGACCATTATGAGAACCCAAGAAATGTAGGTTCTTTTGATAAGTCTGACTCTAATGTTGGAACTGGAATGGTAGGTGCTCCTGCTTGTGGTGATGTTATGAAACTACAAATTAAAGTAGATAATGATGTTATAACAGATGCGAAATTTAAAACCTATGGATGTGGTTCAGCAATTGCATCAAGTAGTTTAGTTACAGAATTATTAAAAGGTAAGACATTAACAGAAGCACAGGATATAAAAAATACAGACATTGTAGAAGAACTAGCTTTACCGCCAGTAAAAATACATTGTAGTGTTTTAGCAGAAGATGCAATTAAAGCAGCAATAACTAATTTTAAGGAGAAATAAAAATGGCAAAAACCAAAAAAACACCATTTGAGTTACACGGGAAAGAGTACTTTGTAGAAGATTTAAATAAAGAACAAACAGTAATGTTTCAACATATAGGTGATTTAGAAAGAAAGACTAATCAATTGTTATTTAATTTAGATCAACTAAATACAGGTAAAGAAGCTTTTCTTTTAAAACTACAGATAGCATTAACAACTGAGGAGAAGTAATTGGAACATCTATTATATATTATTATTATTTTATACATTTGGGAAGAATATTTAGAATTTCGTTGGTTTACATTATACTATAGTATTATAAACACATATCAAGATTTAGCTCCTAAAAGCTTAAAAGATATACCATCTTGGTTAAAGAATAGAGTATGGGTTTGGATAAAGAGTAAACTGTAATTGAAAAATGATTTAATAAGAGAAGCGGCAGAAGCGGATCTTATAACATTTATTAAGTTAGTTGCTCCACATATATTGTATGGTGCATTACATGAAGAACTTATATCATGGTGGAGTAGACAAGAAGCTAAAGATAATCAGTTAGTATTACTTCCTCGTGGACATATGAAGAGTAAACTAGCTGCTTATAGGACTGCTTGGTGGATAACTAAGCATCCTGAAACAACTGTTCTTTATGTATCAGCAACAGCTGACTTAGCAGAGAAACAGTTATATGCAATTAAACAGATAATAGATTCATCAATCTATCGTAGATACTGGAGTGATATGATTCACCCAGAAGAAGGGAAACGAGAGAGGTGGGCAGTAGCTGAAATAGCTGTTGACCATCCTCAACGTAAACTGGAGGGAATAAGAGATGCTACTTGTAAAGCTGTTGGTCTTACTAGTAATACTACAGGCTTCCACGCAGATATTGTCGTACTTGATGACATTGTTGTACCAGGGAATGCCTATACGGAAGAAGGTAGAGAGAAAGTAGAGAATGCCTATTCACAGTTAGCTTCTATTGAAAATCCAGGAGCACAGGAATGGGTTGTAGGAACTAGGTATCATCCCCGTGATATATATGATACTATGATTAATATGAAAGAAGTATATTATGATGATGAAGGAGAAGTACTCGAAGAGAAGGAAGTATACGAATTGTTCCAACGAGTCGTAGAAACAGACGGAGAGTTTTTATGGGCTAAAAGGACAAGGAAAGATGGAAAAGCATTTGGATTCGATAGTAAAGAGTTGGCTAGGATTAAGGCAAAATATATTGATACAACTCAGTTTTTTGCACAGTACTATAATGATCCAAATACTACTGAAAGTGCCAGGATTAATAAAGAAAATTTTCAATACTTTGATAGGGCTAATGTAACAAATAAAGAAGGTGATTGGTATATAAGAGATAGAAAATTAAATGTTTATGCTGCTATTGATTTTGCTTTCTCATTAAGAAAACAAGCTGATTATACTGCTTTAGTAGTTATCGGTGTAGACCACCAAGCTAATTATTATATATTAGATATAGATAGATTTAAAACAGAAAAGATTGTAGATTATTATACACATATTTTACACGCTTGGGAAAAATGGGGCTTTAGAAAGATAAGAGCAGAGATAACAGTAGCACAACAGACTATCGTAAAAGAACTAAAAGACAGTTATCTTAAACCAAACGGAATACCTTTATCTGTAGATGAGTTTAGACCTACTAGACATCTAGGAGATAAAGCACAAAGAGTAGGAGCAGTACTTGAACCTAAGTATGATAACCTACAAGTATGGCATTATAAAGGTGGTAACTGTCAAACATTAGAAGAAGAGCTTGTAATGGTACACCCACCTCATGATGACATTAAAGATGCACTATCAAATGCAATGGCAATATCTTTAGTACCTAAACTAAGAGCTCATATGAACTTAGGACTAAATAAAAAAACAATGACTCATAACCGTTTTGGTGGAGTGAGTTTTAATTAAGGAATTAATATGGCTGGTGAAGTAGCAGAAATTCAAGGATTAATAGCACAAGAAAACATAGCTAAAGAATTAGCTGGGTTATATAATCAATGGTGGATTCAAAGAAATAGTAAAGAAGCTGAGTGGAGAGAACTAAGAAATTATCTATTTGCTACTGATACTACAAGTACATCTAATAGTACTCTACCTTGGAAAAATAAGACTACTCTTCCTAAACTAACACAGATTAGAGATAATCTACATGCTAACTATATGGATGCTTTATTCCCTAATGAAGATTGGATGAAATGGGAAGGTGCTACTATGGAATCATCTACGATGAAAAAGCGTAGAGCTATAGAAGCTTACATGAAAACTAAACTAAAAGAAGGTGGATTTAGAGAAACTATCGCTGATTTAGTAGCTGACTATATTGACTATGGGAATTGCTTTGGGGAAGTTCAGTATATAAATGAATCTCATGTAGATCCTATTACAGAAGAAACTATAACTACATATAATGGTCCTAAACTTGTAAGAGTTTCACCATTTGATATTGTATTTAATCCAATAGCTACTTCTTTTGCAAAGAGTCCTAAGTTTACAAGATATGTTAAAACTGTAGGAGAATTAAAAGGTGAAATAGATACACGACCAGACTTACAATATAAAAAGGCTATCTTTGATAAAGCATTAAAAGTTAGAAAGTCAATCTCAATGTTTAGGATGGAAGATGTTAATAAAGCAAGTGCTTATATAGCAGATGGCTTTGGAACTTTACAAGAATATTATCAATCTGGAATGGTAGAGATACTTCAATTTGAAGGAGACTACTATGATAGTGCTGCAGATAAATTACATAAAAATAGAATTATAACTATCATTGATAGAAGTTATGTTATTAGGAATATAGAAAATCCTAGTTACATTGGTCATGATACTAAACATCATGTAGGATGGAGAAAGAGACCTGATAACCTTTATGGTATGGGACCTCTAGATAATCTAGTAGGTATTCAATATAGATTAGATCACTTAGAGAATCTTAAAGCTGATGCTTTAGATTTAACTATCCATCCCCCAATGGTACTTAAAGGTGATGTAGAACCATTTACTTGGGGACCTGAAGCTGTAATACAGTTACAAGAGGATGGTGCTGTAGATATGTTACCCCCTAATCCTGCTGCTTTCCAAGTTAATAATGAATTAGCTGCACTAATGAATACAATGGAAGAGATGGCTGGGGCTCCTAAAGAAGCTATGGGTATTAGAACCCCTGGCGAGAAGACTGCTTTTGAAGTACAGTCTTTACAGAATGCTGCTGGTAGAATATTCCAGAATAAGATTAATCAATTTGAAGTAGAGTTCTTAGAACCTATTCTTAATACAATGTTAGAAACTGCTAAACGTAATCTAAATTTACCAGAACTATCTAAAGTATATGATGATGATTTTGGTGTACAAGACTTCTTATCTGTAACTAAAGAAGATTTGACTTCTAGAGGAAAGATAAGACCTGTTGGTGCTAGACATTATGCTGCTAGAGCACAACTATTACAGAATATTTTAGGAGTATTCAATAGTCCAATTGGACAAATAATATCTCCACATATTTCGCCTAAGAATCTAGCTATAATGGTAGAAGAATATATGGGTTTTGAAAAGTATGGCTTTATTCAAGATAATGCTGCTATATTTGAAGCTGCAGAACAAGAGAAACTTAAAATGCAAATACAACAAGATATACAAGATCAACAGCAAACTCCTGGAATAGAGGAAGAAACGCTAAATCAAGATCTTCAGCAAATGGAACAAGATCTTCCTATAGATATAGATCCTATAGCTGATGTACCTGAATAGGCTTGACTTTTAACGTAATATGTGATATAATATTAGTATGATAGATTTAAAATCAGAAAAGGGCAAAGCCCTAACAAAGATAGAAGCTTTTAGAGAAATAAGAGCTTACTTAGAAGATCAATTTGATCTTGCACAACGAAAGTGTATGGATGAAGAGAACTTTAGTAAACCTTGCTGGTCTGAGTTTCAAGCTTACCAAAGAGGATTACAAAGAGCATACACTAAATTATTAAATGCAATACCTGACCAAGGAGATAAGTAACATGGAAGATGAAGTAAAAACAGAAACAACTGAAACACCTGTAGAGCCAAATACAACTGAGGCTGTACAAACAGATACTCCACCAAAAACATTCGAGATTCCGACCGAAGCTCAAGAATTAGTTGGTGAAGGTAAAAAGTACCAGAGCCCAGAAGATGCTCTAAGATCAGTACCTCATGCACAAAAGCATATTGAGACTCTCGAGTCTGAACTTGCTGAAGTAAAAGAAGAACTGACTAAGAGACAAACTACTCAGGAACTTATAGATGAACTTAAGTCTGGATCACAGCCAATAGAGAATACCACTCAAGGTGCTGAGATTAATCAAGATAACGTAATGGATTTAGTTAATAAAACTTTATCTATTAGAGAAAATAAAGCTCAAGCAGATTCCAATGCTAAAGCAGTAGCTGCAAAGTTTACTGCTCAGTATGGAGATAAAGCTGAAGCTACATATAACTCTATAGCTAAAGAACTAAATGTTACCGTTACAAAACTAAATGAGCTTGCAGCAACTTCGCCAACTCTTGTATTAAAAGCAGCAGGTTTAACTGCTACTATACCACCTGTAGGTAATTCTTCAAGTGATGTTAATACAGAAGCTCTTAGTAATACCGCAGCTCCTGAAGCTTTGTCAGCTAAAGTAGAGGGTGGTTCAACTAAGGACTTATTGAGAGCGTGGGGACGAGCAGGCGAGAAAATAAAACAACAGTCTTAGGAGACTAAAAAATGGCACAACTGACAAGTAATACCACTGCGTTCATTGAAGCGCAGCAATATTCTCAGTTTATTCTTGATAACTTACACGACTACCTTCTTCCAGAAGGGATGTGGCGTGATGTAACAGACTTCGGTTCAGGTACAACACTAAACATTAAAACAGTTGGTACTGTAACACTTCAAGATGCAGCAGAGGATGTGCCTCTGAACTTTACTAACATAGACACAGGTACTATTACCCTAGCTATTACTGATTATATCGGTGATGCTTGGAAAGTATCTGATGACCTACGTGAAGATGGTTCACAGGTAGATACATTAATGGCTATGCGAGCTATGGAATCAACACGTGCTCTTGGTGAAAACCATGAATCACGATTCTTAGCCGTAGCAGATGCTGCCCAGGATAAAACTGGTGGCGCAGATGGACTTAACTTAGTGAATGCAAGACCTCACCGTTGGGTAGGATCTGCAGCAGCTAATGCACGTACAACTACATTAGCTGATTTTGTAGCTATGAAATTGTCTTTCGATAAAGCAAACGCACCAGCAGGTGGCAGAATTGCAATCGTTGACCCTATCGTAGAGGCTACACTTAACACATTGATTTCTGCAACAACAGTCGTTGATAATACTCCACAATTTGTGGGTGTTCTAAATGAAGGTTTCGCAAGAGATCATAAGTTTGTGAGAAACATTATGGGATGGGATGTTTATACATCTAACTTCCTACCAGCAATAACTGCTACTGAAGCACTAAATGCTGTTGCATATGGACTTACATCTGAAACAGCAGCTATTGGTGATAAAGCAAACGTGTTCATGTGCGTAGCAGATGATTCATGTAAACCAATCATGCATGCATGGAGACGTGCACCAATGACTGAAGGCTGGAGAGCTGAAGAAGAAAGGGGTGACAAGTATCAAGTTACTTCTCGATTCGGCTTAGGAGCTCAACGAGTTGATACTTTAGGTGTGCTTTTAACAAGCCCATCTGCTTACTAGGAGATTATAATGGGATATGAAATAGGAAGTAAAAGAGGCGTAGCCAACCATTATGGCGTCCGAGGAACTGACAACCAATATGGCGGTCAGGACAACTCAGTTGGTAAAGTAAAAGAAGCAAGTTGGACATTTGACTGGGATAAGTTACCTACATATACTGCAAGTAATTTAGAACAGGTACTTCCAGCTAATTGCACAGTTCTAAGTGCTCATCTGCGTGTTTTAACAGCAGGAGCCGCTGGATCATCTACAGCAATGACAGTAGGTTTAACTACTACTGCCGGTGTTTCTGTTGATCCAGATGGACTTGCAGCAGCTGCACAACTTGATAATACTGCAGTTACTACAAAAGGTACTCGTACAGCAGGTGCAGGTGCACTAATAGGTAAAACTATTGGTACAGCAGCATGTGAAGTAGTCGTAGCAATGTCTGTAGCTTTAACAGCAGGTAGATTTGAATTAGTTGTAAAATATCAATACAACTAAGTAGTATGTAATATCTCGGTAAGCCCTTCGGGGCTTACCCCTAATTTAACAAGGAAATAACATGACAATACAACATAATACTATTACTGGCACTGACTTGCATGAGCCCAAAGGGGCAGCGGCAGCTGCTGCCAATAAAGTTTATGTGGCAAATGGTTCAGCATCAGGAGCTTGGTCAACACTGACTACAAGCACGATGGCTTTACCAAAAGGAAAATTTTATTTTTATAATGTAGGTTCTCCATATACACATACATGGAATGCTTCACCTACTATAGTAGCACCAACAACAATAGCTTCTGGTTTAGGAAGCTTAGTAACAGAAGCAACTACTGCACGATTAACATATACTGGAACTCTTACAGCCGTAGTAAAACTTGATTTTGATATTACAGTTCAACATGCTGTAGGTTCTGATGTTCCAGTATTAATAGCTGTACATAAGAATGGAACTGTTATAGCAGGTTCTGAATCTTATGCAGATGTAGTTACAGCAGATGCAACTCATATAGTTGGTTCTTGCTTAGTCTCAGCAGCAACAAATGATTACTTCGAAGTATATGCAGATAATACAACAGGTGCTGGAGATATGACAGTTACTAAACTAGCATTAACTCTAACAGCAACCTAGGATAAATTATGGCTAAAATGAATTTATTAGAAATTGTACAAGACATTATGTCAGACATGGATTCTGATAATGTCAATTCTATTAATGATAGTGTAGAGGCTTTACAAGTAGCACAGATTGTTAAGTCTACTTACTATAGTATTATTGATGGTAAAGATTATGATTTCTTATATGAGTTATTTAGAATGACAGCAAGTGGTACTTCAGATAGACCTACTCATATGCTTTTACCAGATGATATTATAGATTTAAAATATATTAAATATAATAATAAATTAACAGCATCAGCTAGAGATCTATATCAAATTATTGAATATAAAACTCCCGAAGATTTTATGAAGTTATGTGATGAGAGAGATAGTACAGCTACTAAGGTTAAGAAGGTAACTGACACTACTGGAATATTTATTAATGTTTTAAATGATAAGCAACCTCAATACTTTACTTCATTTGATGATGTAACTATGGTATTTGATTCTTATCTAGCAACATTAGATAGTACTCTACAACAAAGTAAAACACAATGTCATGGTAAACGTTCTATAGTCTTTACTATAGGAGATACTTTTACTCCTGATTTACCAGTACAGATGTTTACATATCTTTTATCTGAAGCTAAGTCTGCAGCCTTTTTAACTTTAAAACAAATGGCTAACCAGAAAGCTGAACAAACATCTCTTAGACAAAGACGTATAATGTCTGAAGAAGCTTTCAGAATTAAGAATGGAATTACATATCCTAACTATGGTAGGAATGTAGCTAACAAAAAGACACCTAACTACTAATGGAAACTTGGAATACTAAGCCCTTCATTAAAGGTGATGTATATGGAGCACCTAAAAAAAAGAAACTTAAAAGAGGTGTGTATGTAAGTACTTTGAATAAAAAAACAAAGGATCCTATGACATGGAAACGTGTTAAGGGTTCATTTAATAAAACTTTAAGAGGGAGAGGGTAATGGGAAATTTTTTTGGACCGTGGTGGGATAAAGAAGTAGAAAAAACAAAGCAATGGCGAAAGGATAAAAAAAAGAAAGCACAAGAAAGGAATAACAAGACCAAGAAAGTAGTATTTGATAAAAAAGTTAATAAAATCTGGAATGAAATAGAAAAAACAGATAGTAAGAAAGATAATAAGAGTAAGAAAACTATTAAAACTACAAATAATTCTAAAAATAATGGGTATGGTGGTAAAACTGGTATGACTGAAGCTCCAGGTAATAATACTGGTGGCATGCAAAAAGCATTAAATCTTTCAATGAAAAAAGCTTTAGATAATACTTCTAAAAGTAAAGTACCAGCTAATTTAAAGAAGGGTGCTTCTGTATTTAAACCTACAGATATGACAGGGTCTATGTTTGGACGAAGTAAACTTAATAGACCTTCAGGTCAGGAAGTTCCGGGACAAAGAGCAGTTAAAGATAAAGCTCCAGTAACTCCATCTATGTATGGTAATGCGAATCAAGGTAATATTGGTAATAGCGAATCAACTTCACCAAAACCTAACTATAAAAAGGCTGTACAAGCAGATACAAAGAAGAAGAAAAAAAGAGCACAAGGACGTAATCAAATGAGAAATGCTAGAGCTTCTATGGGAATCAAATACTAAATTGGGAAAACCTAGGTTTCTTATTGCTGGATTAGCTGGAGATATAAATCCAAAACCAAAAACTAAAACTGTAAAGAAAAAAGGTTTTAAATTGCATTATTCAGATGGAAGTAGTAAAACAGTAATATTAAAACCAATGAAACAAAATCGAGTAAAAGACTACTCCATATAAAACAAGGATATTAACATGGCACAAGAAGTTATAAGAAGTTATAAAACAAAAGGTGTAAAAGAAATACAAACCTATATTAAACCAGGAACATCACACTATGAATTACAATGGAGTGATGGTGGACAATTACCTGCAGAATTAAATGGATTGTTTACATCTTTAAATACTGTAGATACTGTAGTACTTAAATATATTAGTGAGCAGAAAGAAGCCACAGCTAAAGCTGCAGCTAAAGCAAAATTAACACCTAAAGAAAAATATTACGCTAAACAAGCTAAAAAATCTGAGGAGATTTAATGGCTCAAAAGGGCGAAAAGGCTTTTAGGTCCTTTGTTAAGGGTCTAGTAACTGAAGCTAATCAATTAACATTTCCAGAGAATGCCTCTGTAGATGAAGCTAACTTTGTACTTAACCGTGATGGTTCAAGGTACAGACGTTTAGGTGTTGATTATGAAACTGGTTATGCCTTAACAGCTACTGGTCTAACTACTGCTCAAATAGCAGAAGGTAAACAATCTTTTCATATATGGGAATCTCCAGCAGGAGATACTACTGTATCATTAGGAATTGTGCGTGTATATAATAAACTTTGGTTTATGAATATGCTTGCTTCTAATCCTTCAGGTAATTTAAAAAATAGTGGTGCTGCTATTACTGTAGCTGGTTTAAGTAATAGTGATATAGAAGTTTCTATTATTAATAATAGTTGTATTATAGTAAGTAAAGACTTAGATAATCCAGTACTCTTAACATATGATAAATCTTCTGGTAATGTTTCTCAAAGTACAATTACTCTTAATATTAGAGATATTTATGGTGTACATGATGGTTTAGCTATTGATAATAGACCTACTACTTTATCAGATGGACATAAATATAATTTAAGAAACCAAGGATGGAATGAAAAAATTGTTACTGGTGATGCATCATATCCAGATGCATTAGATTATCATTTTAATGAAACAGGAGAGTATCCAAGTAACTCTGACAGTTGGACATTAGGTAAAGTATCTAATCCATCTGATACTGATTATGAAAAGTATGATCCAGAAACATTAGTTAAGAATTCTCAATCTAATTATCAGATAGCTAAAGGTTCCTTTATTATTGATGCCTTTAATAGGGGTAACTCTAGAATGGCTAAGTCTGATGTTACTACAGGATTACCTAGTGATTCTGAACAAGGTAACATATCTACTGTAACATCCTATGCACAACGTGTATTTTATTCTGGTATAGAATCACATGTATCAGGAGGAGATAGTAGAAGCCCTAATTATTCAGGATATGTATTCTTCTCTAGGGTTATTAGAAATAATGATGACTTAGGAATATGTCATCAAGAGGCTGACCCTACAGATCCAGGAATTAATGATTTAATTGCTACTGATGGCGGCTCTATACAGATACCTGATATCACTAAGATAGTTAAAATTGTAGCTTCCCAAGCCTCGATATTAGTTTTTGCAGAAAATGGTATATGGGAAATTTATGGAGATACTGGTGGCTTTATTGCTACATCTTTCCAGGCAAGTAAGATTTCTACTAATGGTGTATTTAATCCTAATGCAGTAGTAAATGTAAATGGTAATTTTATATACTGGTCACGAGCTGGTATATATACTCTTAAACCAGATGCTGTTAATGGTCGTTTTACTTCAGAATCTTTATCTTTAAAGTCTATTCAGACATTATATTTAAGTATACCTGAATTAGGTAAGAATAATGCTAAGGGTTTTTATGATGAAAGAGAAAATACAGTAAGATTTTTATATAATGATGAGGCTAGTTACTCAGAAACAAACTATATTAATAGATATACTAAAGAATTAATATTTGATTTAACATTACAAGCTTGGTATAAGAATACAATATCAGATTTAGCAAGTGCTTCACCATATATAGCAGATTATGTGAATGTTCCAGGATACTCTATATCAATTACTGAGGAAACAGTTGTAGCAGGAACAGATAGTGTTATAGTTACAGCAGGAACAGGTGTTGTTGTTGATGATGATATACCAGTTAATAGAAGTGCACAGTTTAGTTTATTAACTATTAGAGGAACATCATTTACATTATCTAAATATAATGGTAGTGATTTTATGGATTGGAAAACTGCTGATGCAACAGGAGTTACATACTTAAGTTACTTAGTTACAGGGTACGAATTATTTGGTGATATAATGAGAGAGAAACAAATACCTTATTTATTTATGTATTTACAACAAACTGAAGATGGATTTAGTGCTGCTGGTACTAGTTTTATATTTAACAATCAATCATCATGTAAAGTACAAGCTCAATGGAATTGGGCAGACTCAGCAGCAAATGGTCAATGGGGACCAGAGTTTCAAGCTTATAGATTATTAAGAAATTATACTCCTACTGGAGTAAGTGCTACTTGGGATAGTGGAGATACTATGGTAGTAACTAAAAATAAACTTAGAGGTTCAGGTAAATGCTTGAGTTTATATATTAAATCTGAGACCGGAAAGGATATGAGATTGCTAGGGTGGGGACATCCAGTCACTATGTTATCAACTCAGTAAGTCTATGGACATATTGTACGAAGAAGGTGATAATGGTTTTATAGGTGTAGATTTTAATAAAGAAATAAATGAATGGACAATGCATATAGAATGTCTTTCATGGAGTCATAATAAATTTAAAAGATATAAAAAGGGTTTAGAAATAGCTAAACAAAAGTTAAGAGATAGAGGAATTAAAAGAGTTTATGGATTATGTGAATCAAAAAAAGAAAGGAAGTTTAATATAGTATTTGGAGCTAAAGCAGTACCAAATGGAATTATATTAACTGAAGATGGATTATTAAATTATTTAACAGTACTGGAGATATAATATGAGTAAAGCACTTAAAACAATAGCACCAATCGCTCTTGCAGCTACAGGTTTTGGTATGGCAGGTTATGGACCAATGGCTGGTATGTTTGCTCAGACTGCCAGTATACATACAGGAATAGCAGGAATAGCATCAGGATTTGGAGGTTTTGGAACTGCCATGCAACTAGGTGGATTAGTTATGCAAACAGCAGGGGCAGTTAATCAAAGAAAATACGCAGCTGCTCAATCAGGTTTTATGCGACAAGCTCAAGACCAACAAAATAGAGCTAATGAGGTTGCAACTAGGTATAGAGCACTACAAGCTAAAAGACAGAGATTACAAGTGCAACGTGCATCTAGAATAGAGGTAGGTAATGTGGAGGCAGCTGGTGCTAATTCAAGACTAGGAGCTGGAGGAACTTCATCTATTGTAGGAGCAATAGGATCAGGAAATACACAGTTGACTGCAAACTTAGGTAATTTTGGAGTATCAGAAGATTATGGTAATCAAGTAAGTAACTTAAATACTGCTGCTGCAAATTCTATGTCTCGAGCAAATCAAGTAAAAAGTAAATCTGATATGTGGACAAATGTTACAACTTTAGGAGGAACACTGTTTGATGACTCAGCGAAAATAAGTAATGCCTTTAATAATGCAAAGAAATACGGGAAAACCATCTTTGGATAATTCTAAACAGGTAACAGACTTAGGACTTACTCCTCCTCTATATGAAGATAGAGCAACTACGCAAGATAAGGATAATAATTTCTATGCTTCTATGCTACTTGCTCCTGAAAAAGAAATGGATGTTATAGAACTTTATAAATCTATTAATGACGAGATAGTTACTTATGGTTATTCTGATTTAATTACAGAAGCTAAAACTAAATGGAAAGAGGAACAAGATGAAGATGCTGCTCTTTATTTAACTGGTGTAATTGAAAATCCTGATATTAATATTAGTGAGAAAAAGAAAGAGCTTCTAAAATATACAAGAAGATCTACTTCTAGTTCATTAAAAGAAAAGTATATTAAGAACTTAAATTCTTCTTATATTATTGATAATGGTTTAGATACAAACGATAGTTATATATCTGCTGATGAAGAGATAGATCAATTACAGTGGGAACAGGCATTTGAGACTATAGCAACAGAACAAAAAAAAGTTATAAATAAAGAAGTTTTAACAAGGGCTGATATTGATGAAACTAAAGCTATTGAAGTAATTAAGAGAGTTACGACAGGCTTGAAAGATCCAGGATATATACCTCTCATTGATGATATAGCTTTTCTAGGTAGTATGATAGTACATCTTCCTGATTATTTCTGGGAGTTAGTAGATACTTGGGCAGCTGTTGCTGGTTATGATACCCCTAATATTTTAAATACTAAAGACTTTGGTAGTGATGCTAATGCAGCTAAAGAAGAAACAGTTACTAAAATGAGAGAGCTTGTACAAGAGAATAGAAAAACTGCTTATACACACCAAGTTTCAGAAGGACTTGATAGTGTCCTAAGGGTTGTTGGTATAGATGTAGATAAGTTTTCTGTAGTAGGTAAGGCTTTTGAATACTTAGCTGAAGCAATAGCGTGGGTTTCTAAAAAGAGTACTCCAGATGACCCTGGAAAGACCTCTTTAATTATTGAGTCTCTTATACTTATCTTTGCTCCTAGAGGAGTAAGAGCAGCTAAAAGAAAAATTAAAGGCGCCTTTGGTAAAAATACTCCAGAGTATCTAGAAATAGAACCAAATGCACCATTTACAACAGAGAAAATAAAGGCTAAATTAAAAGAAGAAGAAGTTTTTACAGATAAGGAGTTTGAAGAAGCAGAAGGCAGAGGACCTGAATATAAAAAGACTATTCATGGACATAGTACAGAAGTTATGTTTGATGGCATAGCGGCAACTACAATGGCTGCAAAAGTAGCTAAAGATATTAAATCTCCTGATGCTAACAGAGCCTCAGTTGATACTGAGGCTGCAATTAGACAAAATATTGGAGAAGCAGCTGCAACTGAATATCGTAGGTTGTTTGATATCGCAGAACAACAAAAAATAGAAGCCCACATAGAAAGACAAAAATTAGAAGCCCCCGAACAATCTAATCCAAAAGTAGATGCACCATTTGCTTCAACTAATAGAACTAATCCTGAAGCTGGTACTAAACTTCAAGAGGCTATTATACGAGAGCCTACTATTGGTGAACAGATTGGTTTTAATGTTGATCAGATGGCTTTGATGTTTATGGATGCTCCGGGTAATGTTTATAAACATGGCAATGTAGGACAAACTCTTGACTTTTCTCATCTTAGAGCAATGAGAAATGAAGCTTTAAAAGAAAAAAGACTCCTTCTTCTTGAACCAGCAGATCCTAATTTTCCTGCAAAAAAAGCATATTTGGAAGATCTTTATGATACTACAAAAGAGATATTAGAAGGACAGTCTTTAGTATTAGCTTCTTCTTTTAATAAGTTAGTTCCTGTAGGAGATGGTTTTGACTTTGGAGTAGCTTTTAAAAAATCTAGTAGCTTAGACTTTATAGATCCTAAGGAAGTTATGGCAGCATATACTGCTTTAAAAGAAAGACTTTTAATAGAAAAAGGGTTAGGCAAGGAGCATCTTAATAGTTCAAAAGCTTTTCCACCTATTGAGCATTATAATTGGCAAGATTTTTTTCCAGGGGAAAGACTAGAAATTCATGAAATAGCTAGAAGAGATGGTTCTCTTAGTCCTCTTGAAATTTATAGAAATGGTGATATACCTATAGAACGTTTAAATCTATATGAGTATGGTCCTACAAATACTTCCTTTGTTATTAGATGGTCTCAAGAAACTTCATTTACAGACCTGTATAGACCAGAGTTAATACGTGAAACAGAGAGTGCTAGACATTCAGGAGAAAGTTGGATAGAGGATGTAATTGGAGATGCTGTTCCTAGATTTTTTAATCCTATTCTTAGAGGAAGCTCATTATCAGGTGAAGGTACTGGTGGATTACCTGGTGCAACTTCTAGATTAATAGATCCTTTTGGTAGACAAGCAAAGATAACTGAAGAGTTTATTAGGTCTCAAGGACTTAAGATGGATGCTTTTGGTAATCAACCAAGAGCTATACTTGACAAATATCTTTTAAAGAAGCTATCTTCTAAAGAACAAAAACAATTAAAAGTTATACTAGGTAAGCTTCAAACTCAAAATAGAGATTTTCTTAACTCTGTTACAGAAGTTTTAGAAATGATGCCTGCAGGAACTTCTTTAAAAAGTGCTTTAAGAATACAAGAAGCTCAAAATGTATTTAGACAATTTCTAATAAATGATCATAGAAATGAAAATATCTTACAGTATAATGATCTTAGACTAAATGGTTATAAAGATCAA